AGAAGAAAAGAAAATTGATAAAACAGACCCATTGATAGCTAATAACTTGCCAGATCTTTCTGCAGGAACAGTGCTAAATTTATTACATGGAAAAGTTAAATCTATACCAGTATATGTATTTAAGAATGGGAAATTTCAAAAATATGGAGTTTATAATGATTCAAAAGGGAAATGGCCTACATTTATACGATGGTCAAAAGATTATAAATTTTTCTTAGTAAAATTTCGAGAAGGAAATTTCTGGCTATCATCAAATCATTGGAAATAAATAAGTTATGGCAAAAAATCATTATCATAGTTCCGGGAACTCTAAACGGGCAATTGCATTAAAATACGGATATAAATCTGGATTAGAACAACTAGTTGCTGAGCAAATTAAAAGTTGTGAATATCCTTTGAATTACGAAACAAAAATATTAAATTATATTGTACCAGAACGTGCCGCAAAGTATACTCCAGATTTTATATTCACTAAAAAGAATGGCGAAATCATGTATATTGAAACGAAGGGGCGGTGGACTAGCATAGATCGTTTAAAAATGAAACATGTACTGGCTTCAAATCCTGGCATTGATATTCGTATGGTATTCCAAGCTCCTACTCAAAAAATATCAAAAGGCAGTAAAACTACATATGAAGCATATGCTCATAAACTGGGAATTACTCATGTTGGCAAGAAGATTATTCCGGTGGAGTGGTTCGATGAATGCGTTAAATCAGATGACGAAATTATTAATACAAAAAAATTCTTTGGGTAAAGGTTTGATTTGTGAAATTAAATCAATATATTCTAGTAAGAAATTAAGTTTATTTAATTAATTGATTAATTCAGTATTGAATTGATCGTTAGACCAGTAATGTAATGTATGTGTCTAACGATTATTATTAATATATAATATTATTTATTTAATTAATTAATAACTTTGAATACTGATTGATTTTCATTATATTAATATTAATGAAGAATATTAAGTTATTACAATTATTAGAATCAGTGTTAGGTAAAGGAAAACCTACATCCGGTGATAATATCGCGTTCTTCTCTCCATTCGTTTCTCACTACAAGCCAAAATTAGAAATTGATATTAATACTAACCACGCCGGCGAAAATGCATGGCACTGTTGGATATCTGATAAAAAAGGTAGAAGTATTACTACATTATTTAAACAGCTCAATCTTTCCCGGGAAAAATTTGATCAATTAAATCGTATTATCGAAACAACTCGATATCGTACGGGTATTCAAGTAACTGAAAAAATTCAAGTAATTCAGTTGCCTGAATCATATCGTCCATTATGGATAAATAAAAATACTCCAGATTTTAAAAATGCAATACATTATTTGACTAAACGAGGCATAACAATATTTGATATAATTAAGTATCGAATTGGGTATTGCGAGTCTGGAGAATATTCTGGTAAGATAATCATTCCTAGTTATGATACTGATGGTCAATTAAATTATTTCGTCAGTAGAGCATATTATTCTCGAGATACACAAAAACATAAAAATCCTAAAATATCAAAAGATATAATTGGATTTGGAATGTTCATTAATTGGGCAGAACCAATTATATTATGTGAAGGTTCATTTGATGCAATCGCAATTAAACGAAATGCAATTCCATTATTTGGCAAGATTATTCAACCAATGCTTCAAAAGAAAATAATCGAAGAACGAGTTAAAAATATTTATATTTGTCTAGATGCTGATGCTTTAAAGAATGCAATACAAATTGCAGAGCGTTTTATGTCTGAAGGCTTAAATGTATATTTTATTGAATTAAAAAATGAAGATGCATCTGAATTAGGATTTCATCGAATTACAGAAATATTAGCAGATACGGATGTTTTAACATTCGAAAGATTAATGGAATTAAAAATGGGAATGTTATGGATATAACAAAAATACCTAGTACGATATCGAAAATAGATAAAATATTTCATATTTCAGATATACATATTCGTACTTTAAAGAGACACGGAGAATACCGAGATGTGTTTGCAAATATGTATAAGCATATTACCGACAATGCTACAGCAAACAGTATCGTAGTTTGCACAGGAGATATTGTGCATAGCAAATTGGATATGTCTCCAGAATTAATTCAAATCCTAGTAGAGTTCTTTGATGGCTTTACTATACCTACAATTGTTATTCTAGGTAATCATGATATGAATTTAAATAATATGCATCGAACAGATGCAATTAGTCCAATTATTAATGTGATTAAAAATCCGAACATAATTTTTATAAAAGAAAATGGATTATTCGAATATGGTGGCATTGTATGGAATCATATGGCAGTTGATGTTGCACCAAATGAGTACATTAAAGCTAGCGATTTTGATGGTGCGTATAAAATTGCATTGCATCATGGTGCCGTTAATACTGCTAAAACTGATATTGGTTATCAAATTTCAAACGAACATGTAACCACTGAATTATTTGCCGGACATGATATCACATTATTAGGCGATATACATAAGCCAGCTCAATTTTTAGATGATGCTCGAACTATTGCATATCCTGGTTCACTAATTCAACAGAATCACGGAGAGGCCTTAGACCATGGAATTCTAGTATGGGATATCGAATCTCGTAAAGCTGAATTTGTTGAAATACATAATGATTACGGGTATGTTACTTTAGAAGTAGCCGGAACGAAGATTATTAATTCTCCACATCGTATGCCAGAAAAACCACGTATCCGAATTAAATTCAATGATACATCGGCTGCGGATATGAAAAAGCTAATTGCTACAATTCGTAAAAAATACAATGTACAAGATATTACAATTCAACGAAGCACAAGTTCAACCGATACAGCAGCATCAGCTTCATTTACAATTGGCAATGTACGAGATATTGAATATCAAAACACACTGATTACTGATTATATAGCAATTAATCATCCACAAGCAACTCCAGAAGAAACTGATGCAATTCGATATATTAATCGAACAATTAATGCAAAACTTCCTGCTGTGGAATCAGTACGCCATATGACTTGGCATCCGTTAACATTTGAATTTGAAAATATGTTTTCATATGGGGAGAATAACATTGTTAACTTTGAAAACCTACAAGATGTGTGTGGTTTATTTGCTGCAAATACTTCTGGTAAATCATCATTGCTAGATGCTATAACATACACCATATTTGATAAATGTAGTAAAACAGGCAAAGCTCATGAAGTTTTAAATAATAAGAAGTCTGGGTTTAAAGGAACATTCCGATTCGAAATGAATGGAACAACATACACAATTATCAGAACGGGTATCAAACAAAAAAATGGACACGTAAAAGTATTAGTAGAATTTTTTACTGACACAGAAAACTTAAATGGGGAAGAACGAAGTGACACTAATAAATCAATTCGTCGTTATTTAGGTACATATGATGATTTTATATTAACTGCATTTTCATTGCAGGCTGATAACAATAACTTCATTGAAAAGTCGCAAAGAGAACGAAAAGATTTATTATCACAATTCCTAGATATCACAGTATTTGAACAATTATATCAATTAGCATCAGATGAAATCAAAGAAACAGCTGGGAAATTAAAAGCCTATAAAAAGACTGACTTCGATATTATTATCAATGATGCTGACACGGTTATTACAAACAATCAACAAGATATAACTTCTTTAGAAACTCGGGAAGACGAATTACAAGAACAGAGAAACACAGCACAGACTGAAATTGTAGATTTAATTCAAACAAAACAACCAACATCATATACTGGTCCAAATATCGATGCTTTAGTAAAAATAGAAACAGCTCTAACAAAAGAAATATCACAGATACAAACTTCTATAGAAAAAGCTGATACACATGTAGAAACATTGATATCTGAATATTCAGTTATTAAAAAAGATAAACGAAAATATGATGAAGTTGAACTTGAAGATAAACTGAAATCGCTAGAAATATTTGAAACAGAATTAACAGAACTAGAGTCTAGTATTAAAACTCAACAAGGAATTATAAATGCAAAACAAGAAAAGATTACACATCTTTCCGACCATGAATATGATCCGAAGTGTGAATACTGTACATCTAACGTTTTCGTACAAGATGCAATCGAAGCCCAAAATACGATTGAAGCAGATAGAAACATATTAACTGTATTATTGCAACAACAACGAGTAGTTAGTAATGCAGCTGCAGCATATTCCACAGTTAGGGCTGATATCAATTCATTGAATAAATTGAAGCAATCACATGAATCTAAACGATTGGCTATTGAAAAATTAGAATTGCAAAGTCAGATTATGGAGAATGAATTGCAAACTCGAGAATCTGAATTAGAAACATGTTTAGAGCGACAAGAATCATTTAAGGCAAATGCATCAGCTATAACTCATAATGAATCAATTGATATACAGATTGGTAAATTAAAAAGTAATATCGATTCAGCTACAATCAAAATAAAAACAATTACAGATACAATTCGTAGCAAACACGGAATGATTGAGGTTGCTAAAACAACTAAAAAATCTGCAATTGAATCTCTAGATACATACAAACAATTAGAAACTGAGTATAAAGCATATGAATATTACTTAGATTCAGTTAAACGTGATGGCGTTCCTTATGAGTTAATTGCAATGGCTATGCCTAAAATAGAATCTGAAATTAACAATGTACTAAATCAAGTAGTTGATTTTAATATGGTGCTTCAAAGTGACGGTAAAAATATTAATGGATACATTATATATGATGATGAAAATTATTGGCCATTAGAATTAACTAGCGGTATGGAACGATTTATTAGTTCATTAGCTATTCGTATTGCATTGATTAATGTGTCTGCATTACCACGTCCTAATTTCATTGCAATTGATGAGGGATGGGGAAGTTTAGATGCCGAGCATATTGCATCAGTTGTGAATCTATTTGATTATTTCCGGACTAAGTTTGATTTTTCAATTATTATATCACACGTTGATACGATGCGAGATATGGTTGATAATCTGATAGAAGTTAATAAAATTGATAAATTCAGCCAAATCTGCCATACTTGATATTTATATAAAAAGAATATTAAGGTGTAATGAAACGCAAAGAAGCAGTATATACGGGTTTAGAATACATACCAGTTTATTTCGAAGATACATCATTAACATCTCCTGATTATTTTCAAATATCCGAATTTCCTACTAGATTAACTTCCGGAAAGAATTTATTTAAACTTCGGGGACATCCCACTAATTTACGAGTTGGTGGATATTTGAATGTTGAAGTTTTAGATTATAATGGAAATCCAATTTATCATGAAGTTATAAATTTTATCGATCAAGACAAAAGTCGGGTCATTGCAATTTATATTTATGAAGATACATCTCCTGGGGATTGTACTATTACATTGGTGGCTGAAGCTGCTACAATAAACAATCTACCACCGCCTGCGGAATGGCAAGGTCAAGCTAATGTTAAATGGACTCGCACTGTCGCAATTAATCCAACGGTGTCGAATGAATCAGAGATTATTTTTGAGTCATTGCCTGAAATTACTGTTTCTGAACAAGTAGCAACACACCTAGATCGAGTATATTCCGGAAGCATTCAATTCCCTACATATAACACAGGCACAGTTAGATATTATTCAATTAACGGTCAGCCAGCAATTGAATTAGCTGGAGGAACATTTACATCGGATATGGGTAATGGTGTGTTAACTGTAGCAACCCCACAAACTCCTACTCCTACACCGGTATACACTCCGTCTACAACAACGTATTCATCTGCGATTAAAAAGATATTATCTCCAACCATCGCATTATTAGATACAGAGTATACGGTGTATAGTAGCCAAAGTATATCAGCCCATACTTATACCGGATTCGCTGCATCTACATTTGCAATTAACTATGAAGCAAGTCCAACATACATAGCAACAGAAAACTCAGAATCATTTGCGTTGCTTCAACTTAACGGGTTAGATCCAGCAACTGGCGATATTTCCCGGATCAAAGTATTTACTAATAATGCAGGCACAGTTGGGGCTTGGGAACTAGTAAATGATATTGAGTTAGCAGAAACGGAAATATTCATTCCTAGCACAGCTTCATTGTATCCAGATCAATCAATTGGTATATTTACAACGCAAAGCATAATTAATACTTATTGGGAAGCACATACATATCAAGGCCGCACTGAAACTACCGCTCCAACATTAACATGGACAACTGCTTCAATTAATAATGCAATGCTAATTAGCAGCGCAACAGATATTACAGCAAACAACGCAGTTCACGTAGCTCAGATTAAATCTGCCTATTCTGGTATATTTATTGCAACATCATCATATAAAGTGCAAATTGATGCATTGGGTACTAGAACTGACACATTAGATCCAATAATCTCAGTTTACTTATCTGGTAGTGCTGTTAATTATGATCCTACGGATTATTTTAATCAGGAATTGCCTGTTACATTAGGTAAACGAATTGGACAATTACAAGTAACCACTGCAAACCAAAGATTTGATGATGTTGTGTTTAGTTTCGAATCTGATAATACCGGTACGGCTGTATTGTTATTTGTAGTAGAATCTGGTACTTGGCAAGTTGCTGATGTACATATTACTACTGATAATGACCCGGGATATAGTCCTAATTATACTAGAATTAAAACATTAGTACCAACTCCACATAAATCAGACAATCAAATTTCATTTAAAGTTGAATATTACAATGTTGCCGGAGTTAAAAGCAAACAAATTAATTACCTATACAGTAAAAATTGGCAAGGTGGAAACCGTTATATTGATGGTGATTTTTCAATGCTTACTGGTTCATTATATGTGGCAGACTCTTTAGAATCGGGGATAGCAATATCTGGATATAAAGATACTGGATTTGTTAGATCATTGGGATATGAAGGATATTCCGCCGGCTTCCCAGGATTCTTAATATGGAGTGGTTCTGCATTATCTGGATCTTTGGGTACAAAAGGCGGAATTCCATATAGTGGAGTAGGATTAGAATTATATGGCAATGCTAATAACTATTTCCGTTATTCAACTATTCCATCTGAATTAGATGTACATACCGAAACATTCTTTCTTGGAGATCCTACATCACAATATATCTCCGGAAGTAACGGAAGCTTAGAAATTTCATCAAGTGGATTTTATCTAACTGCAGCTGGCGATGTAACAGCATCATCATTTATCGCAGTTAATGGATCGGATGTATTATTCGACAGTAATTCTGAATTTATTGATGGTATAAATATTGGCCGAGTTATATATTTTAATCAAGCAGAATCTACTGTTAATATTTCAACAGGCGTCGGTGATTCATTAGCAACTGCAGTAACAGCATCAACCTTTCAGACTTTTATATTACCAGGTGAAACAAGTATGCAAGTTTCATATACATATCAAATACAAAACACCGGTGCTAATTCAATACAAGTACGAGCAGCAACATTTATTGCATCGGCAAGTTTAGGACCAGTAACAGGTACATCTGCATATGGCCAATTCGTAGATTCAGTCAATGTATCAGGAGCTGGATCTTCTAATGTAGGAACTCCGGTACCTGCAGGTGTTGGATCTACAGAATCCGGTGCAGATAATACAGTATTAACATCAGGTACCGCTTATGCTGATCGTCAAGGAATGTACGTACAGATAACAGTAGTTATATATAGTATAAGTGCATCGCCATCAGCTACTGTTAAATTGAAAAATTTTGTGTTTAGATCTAGTAGGACTGTTGGAAGTAGTATTAGTCCGCCGGCTAATCCGGTTATGTAATATTTATAATAAAGAAATAAGCAATGAATAATATAACAGTACTATTCCCAGGTGGATTCAAACCATTAACTGGAGCACATATGGCTCTAGCAGAACGGTATGCTGAATTACCAACAGTATCTCAAGTAATACTTTTAATAGGAGAAAAGCCAAGAGATGGTATTACTCGAGAAAAAACGGTTGAAATTTTCAATCTATTAAATACTAATCCTAAAATTGTAATTCAACCAACCGCATTCAATTCTCCGATAATGGCTGCGTATGAATATCTATTTGAGTTGCCAGAAGATTCTACCGGTGATTATGCCATGGCCGCATCTACAAAAGGCGATGATTATGTTCGTACCAAAGACTTTGTTCCAAATGTAGATAAATACAGAATGATTGGCGATAAAAAAGGTCGCACAATGCCGGATGGAATTAATGCAACTGAATTAAGTGTAGATGTAGATCCATTATTATATAGCAATGGTACTCCAATATCAGCATCAACAATTCGCCAATCATTGGTAGACAATGATTATGCAACATTCCGGATGTCATATCCAGAAAATACCGATGCTGAAGTTAAAAATATTTGGCAAATATTACTCGGCACACAGGAATCGATGTTTAGTGCAAATTGGTGGACTAGCGCATTATCAGAAGATGTTGAAGAAGTTGTCGAAGCAATCATGAATCCAAAAGAAAAGCATCGACACGCAGATAAAATAAAAAAATTAAGATCATTCCTAGATAGTAATCAGGATAAATCATTTGAATATGATTTTGATAAATTTACAAAAACAGTTTATGGAGCAAAATTAACTGAGGGAGTTATCACAGAAAATTATATTACTAGAGAAGAATTAGCTACAATTGAAACAGCTGTAGATGGGTTCTTCAAACAATATAATATAGATGTTAATTTTCAAGGACAGTTTACGCATTTTCTAGAAAGATTGAATGATCCTAGAAATGAAGCTCCTATTTATATGGATGAGCTAAAAGATTTCTTTGAAGACCTAGCAACAGAATACGGCGATAAAATAGCTAGACAACTAGGCCTAGAAAGACCATCCGGTGTTGGATCTGATTATCAGTTTGATATTCCAATTCATATGCCATTCATGTTACAATGGAGCCCTAGTAAAAAAATGATCGAATTAGTTCCACGCACAGTTAAAAAGCAACGAGATCGATGGAAATCAAATAATCCAGATGATATCATTTATAAAATAGAATCAACAACACCAACCGGTACACTTATGACCGAAGGTGGCGCAGCAGGGCATATGGCACATCCATGGGATGATCATGGATTATCATTTAATGATATGAAAGAAATTGTTGCTAGAGCGTTATCTGGTCGATTAGACATAGAGACAGCTGTAACTGAAAAGACTGATGGCCAAAACATACAAATAACATGGAAGAACGGTGAAATTGGTTTTGCTAGAAATAAAGGCACTATAATTAATCCAATGACGACTCCGGAATTTATTGCTGAATTTGAAAGAAAACATCAAAAAACAATTGAAACTCATGGAGCTGCAGCTGGCGAAGGATATCAACTAGTAGTGGATGCTTTCCGCACATGTGCTGAAGATTTAACGGAATCATTAAAAAGTATACCGGAGGCAACATTAAATGATATATTTAAAAATGGCACGGTATTTGCAAACATGGAAATAATTTATCCTGCGACTAAAAATGTAATTGCATATGATAAAGCTCACCTACAATTTCATAACTTAG